CACGAAGCAGGTGGCCGGCAAGGCAAAGATCGACCCGCTCGTCGCGGCGTTCGATGCCGTGATGCTGATGACCCGCAACCCGGAGGGCGTTGGCAATGTCGACGAGTGGATCGAAAGCTACGCATGACCGTATCGCACTATAAGCTGTCTGCCGCAGCGGCCGCCATGGAGGCCAAGCGCAACAGCCCGTCCCTAGAGAGCAAGGCGGCTGGGTACGCGAGCAAAGAGCTTTCTCTCACTGATCCCAATGGATGGCTCCCGGAGCGCTACTCGTTTGGCGAGCGCGTCACCGCCACATCTGTCATGGGCCTCGCTGCGACTTGGGCGTGCGTCAACTTCTGGGCTGGCAACATCGCATCCCTACCATTGAGCATCTATCGTACCGGGCCGGGGGGCGTGTCAGTCGAGGATCGTGGCCATTGGCTGTACGGCCTATTGCATCGAAGCCCTAATTACGACCAGTCAGCATTCGACTTTTGGGAATTCATCGCAGCATCGATCGAGTTGCAAGGGAACGCATACGCCCACATCCGCCGTGTCGCGGACGGGCGGATCACCTCCCTCAAGCCTGTGCCCCCGCAAGCGATGTCGGTGCGACGCCTACCAAACGGCGATATCGAGTACGCGTGGACCGACGAGGCCGGCGCATATCGGGTGACCCAGCAGGACGTCTTGCACATCCGCGGCCCTTTGGGCGGCCCGCTTGGCGGTGTGTCACCGATCGCCGCCTGCGCAGAATCATTCTCCAACGCCTTCGCCGCCAACCGCGCATCGTCGAGCCTCTTTTCCAACGGGGTACGGCCAAGCGGAATTATGACAAAAGAGGGCACGCCCCTCACTGCTGACCAGCGCAGCAAGCTGGAAACCTTGCTTCAAGAGAAGTTTGTTGGTGCTGCCAACGCCGGGCGGCCGATGCTGATTGATGGCGGCCTGAAGTGGGAGCAGCTTTCCCTGTCCCCGAAAGATGCTGAGCTCATCCTCAACCTGAAGTTCAGCGTCGAGGAAATCTGCCGCATTTTCGAGGTTGATCCGCACCTTGTAGGGGCAACGGAAGGCAACACCACCCTCGGCAGCAGCATGACCGAGCAAACCAACACCGTGATGAAGTTCAAGATGCGTAAGCGGTTGAAGCGCATCGAAGGCGCGCTTGAGAAGCAACTGCTTACCGCGGACGATGTGGCGGCTGGGGTGAGCATCGAGTTCAACGTCGAAGGATTCCTGCGCGCCGATAGCCTCGGCCGCGCGACCTATTACGGCATCATGAAGGAATTCATGACCCGCAACGAGATCCGGGCGCTTGAAGGCCTTCCCCCGGTCCCCGGCGGCGATGTGCTCATGACCCAGATGCAGGACATCCCCCTATCAGCGGCGCTTGCCGGAACGAGGAACCAGCAATGAACGAGTTCGACTTCGCGCTCGACCTGAAAAGCCTGAATGACGAAGGCGCCATCGAGGGTTTGGCGATCGGCTACGGCAACCTGGACGCCGGCGGCGACATCGTCGCACGCGGCGCTATTTCAGCATCGATCGCCGGTCGGAAGTCCATTCCCATGCTGCTCTATCACGACCAGCGTCGCCCGGTTGGATCGTGGACGAGTTTCGAAGAGGTCTCCGAGGGCCTTCTGGTGAAGGGCACATTCTCGAACACGGCCGCCGCTCGTGAAGCGCGCGAAGATGCCAAGAGCGGCGCGCTGGGCGGGCTGTCGATGGGATACAAGACGATCCGCCATCGGATGGAAGGCAAGGCGCGCCACCTCTTGGAAGTGGCTTTGCACGAGATTTCGCTCGTCACCATTCCAATGAACGACCGGACCCGCGTGACGAACGTCAAAGACATCGAGGATTTGCAGGCTCGCCTTGTAGCCGGGGACCGGCTCACCGAGCGGCAATGGGAGACCTTGCTCAAGAAGGGCTTTGGTCTCTCCAATATGGAGGCTGAGCGCGCCGTGCGCATCAACCTCAAGGGTCAGGGGGATCCTGACGACACGGCAGACCCCGACGCCGCCTTCTGGGCGGCGATGAACAGCGCCGCCTGACGGCACCCCCAAGAAGGAAACGAATATGAGCAGGATTGCTTTCGTGGGCCTTGCCCGCGGGATCATGGGCGCGTCCCTTATCGGCCGCCTCACCGCCAACGAGCTGCGCCTCGGCAGGCTTCTGCGTGACCCCAACGGCCACCCGCCGGGCCGCACCACCGCCGAGATCGCGGCAGAGACCAAGGCCGCCTTCGAGAAGGCGACCAACGAGGTCAAGGCGATCGCCGAAGAAGCCCTCGGCAAGGCCACCGCCGGCGAAGTCCTCACCACCAGTCTGAAGGAACGCGCCGACGAAGCGCTGACTGCGATCGCAGGCCTCAAGGCTTCCATGACCGAACTGGAGCAGAAGGCGGACCGCAGCGGATCCGGCAATGAGCAGCAGCCCTCTCCTGGCCAGCAGTTCATCGACAGCGAGGAGTACAAGCAGGCGTTCCCCAACGGCGCGCAGCCGGGCAGGAACGTGGCGATCGAGGTGAAGGCGATCACGTCGCTGACCACCGATGCCGACGGTTCGGCCGGCGACCTTGTCCGCACCGAGCGGGTACAGTCGCCGATGGCAATGATGCCCGACCGCCGTCTGACGATCCGTAGCCTCGTCGCTCCGGGACAGACCAGCTCGAGCTCGATCGAGTACGTCCAGGAGACGGGCTTCACCAACGGCGCGGGCATGACTGCGGAAACCGCCGCCAAGCCGGAATCCAGCCTGAAGTTCGACCTCAAGCAGGCGCCGGTGCGCAAGATCGCGCACTGGATGCTCGCCTCGGCGGAAATCCTCGCAGACGCCCCTGCCCTCCGGTCGATGATCGACTATCGCCTGCGCTACGGCCTTGCGATCGTCGAAGACACGCAGCTGCTGAAGGGCAATGGCACCGGCCAGAACCTGCTCGGCGTCAAGCCGCAGGCTGCTGACTACGCCGCGCCGATCACGCTGGCCGACGCCACCAAGATCGACGTTCTCCGCCTCGCGCTGCTGCAGGTCGAGCTTGCGGAATACTCGGCGGACGGTCACGTCCTGCACCCGACCGACTGGGCCGAAATCGAGCTTCTGAAGGACACCCTGGGCCGATACATCATCGGCAACCCGCAGGGCGGTCTCGCGCCGACCCTCTGGGGCCGCCCGGTCGTCACCACGGTCGCGCAGACCTTGGGCGAGTTCACGGTGGGCGCCTGGGCACGTGCTGCTCAGCTGTTCGATCGCATGCAGAGCCAGGTGCTCGTGTCGACCGAGGACAGCGACAACTTCCGCAAGAACATGGTGACCCTGCTCTCCGAAGAGCGCCTGGCGTTCACCGTGTACCGCCCGGAAGCCTTCGTCGACGGCGCTTTCCCGACCGCCTGATCCATCCAGAGGGCCGTCGAAAGGCGGCCCTCCCTCTCTGGAGAATGACGATGAGCAGCCCCAAGTCCTATCTCTGCCTGCGCGCAATGACCGATAACGGTCGCGACTACGCCCGCGGCGACGAAATTGAGCTTTCCGATGCGGATGCCGCCGGCCTTCTCCAGATCGGCGCTATCTCCGGCGAATCTGCAACGCCGGAGGACAGTGCAGATCTGGATGCCATGAAGGTTGAAGACCTCAAGGCACTCGCCGAGCGCGTGCAGGTTTCCCTCGAGGGCGTCACCAAGAAGGCAGAGATCATCGCTGCCATCAAGGCGAAGCGCGAAGCTGCCTGATCATGCGCGTCGTCGTCGTTACGCCGCCGGAGCCGGTGGTAACCCTCTCGGAAGCGAAAGCTCACCTGCGGGTGCGGCATAGCGACGAGGATGCGCTTATCGAGGCGTACATCTCTGCAGCCACCGCCCATATCGACGGGCCGGACGGCTGGCTCGGCCGAGCTCTCGGCGATCAGGTTCTAGAAGCCTACTCCGACTTCTTCCGCGATTGCATGCGGTTGCCGTTCGGCCCCGTGATCGAGGTCGTCAGTGTGAAATACCTCGCTGGCACGGGTGATGAGGTTACGGTGCTCCCCACGGAGTATGAGCTGCGCGGCTGGCTCTTGGGCTCCGCCTTCGGCAAGCGCTGGCCATCTGTGCTTTCCCACCCCGAGGCGGTCCGGATCCAGTACCGTGCTGGCTACGCCGACCTGCCGCCGCCGATCCGCGCCGCCATCCTGCTGATGGTCGGTGATCTCTACCTCAATCGCGAGACGGCATCTATCGGCGCCGCGGCTTCGCAGATTCCCATGAGCACGACCGTGACGAACCTGCTCTCGCCATACCGGGTCTTCTCCTGATGGCATCCGGTCCGCGCGATAAGCTGGTTTCGCTCCAGCGTCGCTCCGGCGGCACGGATGATTACGGCGAAGACATGCCGGCGGGCTGGGAAGAGGTCGGCCAGGAATGGGCGCGGTTCTTCTGGGGTCGTGGGTCGGAGCGGCGGGAGGCGGCGCAGATGCAGTCGCAGCAGTCAGCGACAATCCAGCTTCTCGACTGCGCCCTCACCCGCAGCATGCGCGCCAAGGACCGCATCGTGCTCGGCGAGCTCAACTTTGACATTGCAGCACCTGGCGCGCCGATCACACGCGGCGAGCTGGAATTCGTAGTGACGGCGGCCACGTCGTGACGATCCGCTTCAAGCTGACCGGCTTCCGCGAACTGGAGCGCGCCCTTGCGGAGGAACTGCCGAAGGCCACGGCACGCGCCGTGCTGGTCCGCACCGCGAAGAAGGTGATGGAGCCGGTCCGCGAGGGCATGGTCCGCAAGGCGCCGAAAAACACCGAAGAGCTGGCGAAGGGCATGAGAACGCAGGTCGTGAAGGCCAAGCGCCAGTCTCGCACCCGTTTCGAGCGCTC